TAATTGATCCAATGAAACTGCTATCTTGAAAAAATATTTAACTGGTTGTTTAAAAGCCGCCCAAATAAATCCAATTGGAGAGCAAATAATTATCATTAACCATGCTATTATCATTAAAATAAATCCCATAAATCACTGGTTTTTTCTTCTTCTTCTCATTCTTTTGTGAGTAGGTTTTTTTCTTTGTACGCTTTCTGTGTATTTCCATTGGTAAGGATCATCCTTTAGTGCTAGAAATTGCTTTCCACACTCCGTTTCTACTGTTAATTGCCTTGTCCTAGGTTCAAAATCAATATCTTTAATTATAACCCACTCTCCATTATAATTAACCTCTTNACCTGCAAAAGCAAGCCTCCATGACATTTCAACAAAAGATGATTCTATTATAACACTCATTAGGCTGTAAATTTATAGTTATCTGCAAATAAATCAGATATATCATTAATTAAATTGGTTGAATCAGCATCACCATTTTGCATTGTGTACATCTTTGAGGCTAGTCCAATATTTTCATACTCAGAGCCAACCTCTGACTTTATGTAATCCATTATACCACTCTCGGTTGTGGTTGTGCTGTATTGAGTACCCATTAACGCATCCTCTCTGTAATCAGTTAAAAGCTCTCTAATAGTCTTTTTAAAATCCAAAGCATCATCATTAGATAAATACTCTGCAACAATCTCATAAAGCCTTAATGATTTCGATCTGCTGTTACATGAATCAGCAACCAATACATGATCCTCTGCAAACGAGTGTCTAAGATGGCTTATTGAATCATCCATGTTTAACCCATTAACAGACATTAAGTGATTAATCTTATAAGAACTAGCATTAGGATCATCTTGATCCATAAAAATACTGTATAGTATAATCAAATCCTTTTCTGCATCAGTGCAGTTTGCCCATCCTTTTGTTGGATCATAAAACAAATCTTTTATCCAGCTTCTCTCACCTAAGTAATCAACTCCAGCCGCCCTTGCAAATAGATTAACATTCTCAATGCTTGTTATATCTGTATAATCAGATGGCAACACATCTTCAAAGATGTAAGGATCTTTAGCTGTTTGTCCTGCATCATAAGTTTGGGTACTCTCATTATAATAGTTATATCTGCCTAAAACTCCCATTGTTACAATTTAAATACTCTTAATCTTGCATTTCTACAAAGAGCAGTTCCATTTCCTTCACCTTTTTTAAAATCTATCTCAAAAACGTGGTAAATATTTGTTAAAGTCATTTTTTTAAATCCACTCATTGAGTAAAAAGTATCATTATTTTCTGATTTCACTCTAATCTGAGATAATACAATGTCAAAAGTAGCTCCTAATGAATCATAAATCCTAGCCTTGCAATCTGTTTTTTTTCTCTCCTCATTGCCAATATCACAGCTCCATTGCAGAAGGTAATCTCCTGCTGCTGGTGTGAATCCTAAATTAACCTTTGCCTGCCATGCTGTTGAATCGTTATCTGTTTCTGCATCAGCATCATTGTAATACTCAACAGAAGTTCCTCCAGTTCCATTTGAGGCTGCTGTAATCCTCCCCTTTTCATCAACAGTTATATTTGAATTTGTATAACTCCCTGCTGTTACTGCTGTATCAGATAAACTTGAATCCTCCCATGATGTTCCGTCAAACGCTTGCAATACGTTAGCAGTAGAATTAAATACTATTGCACCTAATTCTGGAGATGTGATTGCATCAATCTCTGTTTGTGTTAAACTTATGGGTACTAATTCCATGCTCATATCACCATTCTAAATAATCCGTTTGCAACATTTCCATTTCTACTAACCTCTACTGTATTAACTCCAGTTCTCTCAACTCTCCATCCAACAGTACGCCCATCAGATAACCTAAACACCTCTGGTTTTAAATCTAACGTATTTAACGAGTGTGTTACTGTAAAGGTTGTTCTGCCTCCTGCAAAAACTCTTGTTACATTAGCATCTGCACTATCTAAATCCACATCAAAGGCAGGCTTTAAATCATTAACGGTAGCAAATGGATTAGCAGCAGAGGGACTATTAGCACCATCAGCCGCTTGTGCTTGTGCTAAACTCATAAAGAAATTAGCAGCACCCTCAGTTAAATCATCAGTATTATCTACCGTTTTATCAAAAACATCTGTACCAATATTGATAACAAATTGCTCGTTTGCTCCTGGATTGATCTTTGTAATAGCAATCTTATTAACCGTTGCTGTTACTTTATCCTCTAAAAAACCCTCTGTTGTATCTAATGCGCTTATCTTAACCTTATCATTAAAATCTGCTGCACTTACGTCTGTGATATTTCCAGCATCATCAACCTTTCTCCATATTCCAGATAGGTTTATAAATGCTCTGTAAGTTCCAGAGGGTGCATTAGTAATGCCACTCTCATCAACCAAATTAACTACGTATGTACTTGCTGTACTCATGTTTGTATTATCTCACCGTTGTTAATAATCTCTCCAAAGTTACAAATTTCTCCATCATGTACGACTAACTGAGCATCATTACTTATAGTGAATTTTGCATTGTTATCAATCTGGAATTTATGCGATACATGATACTGAAAGTATTGTGATACAGTTATATCATCACCGCTTATTAAATGCCATTTAATCCCGTTAGAAGTACCACCCGTTGCTGTGCTAGATATTACCAAAGAGCAATCATCAACCTTTGTGATGGTGATGTTGCTTCCAGCTTGTAAGACGTTCTCTAAATCACAAGCAGATATTATCTTATCTAGGTCGTAATTTTTCATCAAGGGAATGTTTTATAATGTAGTGTTGCTGTAATGTTTCCTGTTGTATTTCCGTTTGGCTCAAATCTAATTCTAAACCAATTTAATTTAAAATCATTCTTTTCAATAGATATTGAATTATCATCAACATCAAAACTCCCATCAGTAGAGCAAGCAGCTTTGTAAACAGTCCACGTTGTAGGTGGAGTACATTTGCCACTGGTATAACTCTCCTCTATAAATATCTTGGGAGTGCCATCTAATCCAGACGAAACAACATTTAATTTCCATTCAACACGCTTATCAAAGTTCACACCTCCAGAAACCTGTTGAACATCAGCACTAATATTGTCTAATAGGATTGTGTTTCTCATATCCCATTAATAAAATCTTGAAATTGCCCATTGTATTCTGGGTAAGTATCTGAGTTATCACAGATATACCACTGTATTGCTTTGTAATTGGTAATAGATGAATTATAAGCCTCTACTAAATTAAAGTTATTATAACTAGGTGCAGAGCTATTTTCATTCTGCATCCTAACTGTTCCCGTTGCCGTTTTAACATTTAGATTATCTCTAAGTATAAAGAAATAAACATATTGTATTAGCATTGTTTTAATGCCCTCTGAGGTTAGTAAACAGTTACCATCATCTAGGTTAAATGAATTAAATATAGCAAGGAATCTAACATCTTGTGGTGTTTGTGGTGTTATAGGGGTTAAATCTGCAATGAATAAATCATGCAATTCTGCTCCTAACAACTGCACAAGCAACTGATTTTCATACTTTTCAATGTATGAATCAAGGTTATTATAGCAATCTTTTGCTATTTTTATACTCTCCTGTAAAATCTGATTCCTGTATTATTGCCATTATTTTAATTTTAGCCTTACCGTTATCAATCAATACCTTTGCCGTTTCTTTTCCTATCTTATACTCTTTTCCTTTAATCATACTGCTAGAGTCCAAAGCAATTACAACAACTCTTTTAGGCAGTTCTCTCCAGTTAATTTCTTTAATAGTTATAGGTTTTGCCTCTGCTTTATTTTCAACAACAACCTTTTCAGCTTTGTTTTCTGTTTGTCTTTTTTGTTTCCTTTCTTCTTTGCCATAACTTAATGTCTTTTACCACCAAAAGCCCGTGCATTTCTGCACAGGCTAAAGGTAGTTTAACTACTATTATTTAGTTATTGCTGTTATGTCAGTAGCGAACACACCAGAAACAAAAGCAGTACGATCATTAGTCTCAACAACTAAACATCCTCTAAACTCTCCTAAGATAGTTCTCTTGTTTTCGGTGAAATCGTTTCCATCTAAACCAACATCAATTCGAACTTGCCCTTTATCATAAAGAGTGGCTAAATCTCCGTTTCCAATCAAATACTCTCCAGGAGATTCTAAAGTAGTAGCGATAATTGGCACACCGTCAAGCATTAACTGGCTTCCAACCATTGTTAATCTTTCAACATACCTTTTGTCTGTGCTTGATGCTTTTACTAATTTCAAAGCAGTAACATCAGATGGATACATTGTGATAAATGTTGGAGCTGGTTGATCTGCAATAGCTATTTGATCCATAGCCACCATCAATACGTCTGCTGAATTTGGATTCTCAACCGCATTTGGTTGTCCAGTAGCAAACGTGCCAGGAGTGAAAGGAGATGCAATTGTTTTTAATCCGTTAAAGTTTTGCCCAACATCATCTCCAGCATGAACCTGAGACTCAACATCTTTGCTCAACCTCTTCATTAGGTTGTTATTTAGTTGTGTAGCCACCCAGTCAACATCCTCTAAAGATTCTGTTGTAGCCTTAAAAAATGCTGTTCTTTTCTTAACGTTCTCAGAATCAACAACCCAAGTAAGATCAATCTGGTTTTTCAAAGCACCTTCATCAGTACCGCCAACAGCTCCCGTTTCAGTAGCTTCGTAAACCCAAGAGATAATGTTAGAAAGAGCAGAACCCTTAGCAATAACATCAAGTAATCTCACTTGTCTAGTAGGCAGGTTGTTAACACCAGCGATTCTCTGCTCTACTGGTACATTTCCACCAGAAAAACTACCACCTAAAGAAACATCTTTTGTATCTAAAGTGAAGGAAAACTCAGCCGCCTTAGCTTCTGATTTGCTACCATTGATAAGAACTTTAATATCAGCAGCCTTAGATTCTAACACGTCTTTAGCTTGGTTAGGAACAGATTTAGTTGATACCTCTCCATTGTCTGCAATTCTGTTAGCGACTTTAGATAAAGCAATTCCGTGCTGAGTCAAAGATTCTTGCATAGATTTCATCATAGAGTTAATCTCTGCATCTCTCTTAGCTTTAGCAGCTTCGAATTCAGACTTTAATGTTTCAATATCTTTTGATCCTGCTTTTGCTTCTAAATCATTAGATAAATCTGTGATCCAAGATTTCAACTCCGTGTTGTACTCTCTTGATAATTCACCTTGCTTTTCAAGGCTTAATTCTTGGAATGCATCTTCTTTGATACCTTTTACATCCAAGTACTCAATAAATGTTTTCATTTTAAATAAATTTAGTAATTGATAATTGATTGTTTATAATTGGATTCGGCTCATGCACATTAAGTGAATCGGTGTCATCCGTTTTCGGCTCAAAGTTTATAAGTGAATTATATTTGCTTTGTATTACTCTTAATTGACTCTCTAGTGTCATTAATCTTTCGTCAGTTCCTTTTCCATTCTTTATGCCGCTGATTAGATTTGACATTTTAACATTAAGCCTATCTAAATAATCCTGGTTAAATTGACTTTTACCCACGCTGAACACTGGTGTTTCTGAGTTAGCTCCAAATGTAACTGCTGAACCCTCCCATAAAACAACCTCTTTAATCTCTCTGATACCGTCCTCTCTTATTGAAACCTTATCTTGAACTAGGTTAAACCCTATGCTATGTTCTGTTATTATACCGTCCTCATAATCTAATAATGCGTCATCACCCTTTGTTGATCTGCCTAGTTGCATTTGACCTATTAGATAATCATGGGTTTCCTCTAACTTAATCCACCTTCCAATTTCATGCTCAAAATCATGGTATCTAAGAGCTTTTATCTTTCTGTTTGATGTTGATTCTGGCCCTCTCTCTAAAATTGATTTAGTAAATGCACCCATTAATATAACATCATTATCTGAATCTAAGTTGTTAAATTTAGATAGAGCAACCGTAACTCTCCTGCTAACACTATCAATGTCTTTTAACTCTAACTCTAAGTTTTTGGTGTTAAATAATCCGTTCATAATCATAATCCTAATACTGCCCTTGCTGTTTGCTCATCAAAGCCATAAATTTCTACCATTGTATTAATTGCAGAGCTTTCAGATGTTACTCCACTAGCAACCCCTTGCTGTATTGCTAGAATCCCTTGAACACCTCCAACAGAGCCTCTCAATGATGCCTGTGCTTCTGCATTTCTTTGTTGTGCTTCTGCATCACCCTCTAAACTATCATCCTCAGATACGCCTCCAGATACATTTTCTGGTACTGGAATTATTGTTGCAGCCATCTCTTTGGATATGCCATAGGTTTCTTTTAATATCTCTATCTTAGCAGCATCAGTTGTTGGCATACCTAGCACTGTATTAATGCCCTCCACTACAATTTTATCTTTCTCTGCCTCTAATTTTTGATCAGATTGCAACGCCTCAACACTACTAAAATCTCTCCTCAGTCTATAACCGCCCTCTGGAAATATGTTTTTAACTAGGTATTGATTGTGTTTTGCTTCAATCTTTTCTGCTATTGGCATGATTGCATTAGTGTATAATGCTTTTTCTGCCTCTTTTCTGTTGTTAAATGTCTTATTTGCGGGATCATTAAATAGGCTAGAATCTAATCCAAACACATTACAGATTGCTCTAAGGTTTATAACACCTTTCTCAACTAACTGCAAATCAGTTGAACTCATTGCCATTTGAATATAATTCAAATCAGCATTAGTTACCTTGATTTTACCAAAGTTATGTGAGCCTCCTGTATCTGTATTCCACTTATCCTGCATTGCTTGCGCCTCTGTATTTGTCATTGGTCTATCACTCCTATCAGTAATCAAACCAACTGCACCTCTATTCTGTAATAATGCAGCATCAGCATCCCATCTATCATTACCAACTTGCACCGCCCTTGATGCTACTTGAATGATTGACAAGCCATCAAAGCTCTCCTGTACGCTTGTATAAGCTGGGTTGAATAACTTAATATGCTCAATCTCCTCCGCTTGGTATGTCCTCTTGGTAGTGTTTAACTCAAATTGATACTTTGCATTAGGCAAAAAGAAATCATTTCCAGTAGTAGCACAAACAAAAGGAGATGGTAATACATCCACCTCTGCAAACTTACTACCAAACAATCCAGTTTCTCCTAACAGATAACCATTACCATTAGCTAGTAAATAGGTTAGCAATTGCTCCTCAATATCCTGCCATGTGTAACCCTTTCCTTTGTTTGGGTTCTCCATTAGCTCATGCAATTCAGTATCTAATACCTCCTCCCATCCATCAGCAGTTTGCTTTTCTACCACATAAGGCACTGAGTTGGTAATATCAACTATCTTTTTGATAACAGAGTACACATCAACATTAGATTCATACCCTTGTTGCAGTAAATTTGTAGGGTTCATTGCTANTTTATTGGCATTAAAACTGCCAAACAACTTCCAGATAGNTTGCCTATCTACTGTTGTTAACCCTAATTTACCCCCTAACCAAGTTTGAAAACTCATTAATTTTAGAAATATATCTTACAAAAATACAATTTTATTTATAATGATTCTAAATAAATGCTAACCAATGAAAATTGGCTCTCTATCTAAATCATCAAATGCGTACCTAATAGCATCAATAGCATGGTTAAATTTATCTATTGGCACATTCCCTCCTTTGGTGTGCCAGATGTAATTATTTAACTCCTTTTTAATGTTGTGGCTATCTGGATGAACGTGTATTGTATAGTCCTGCATCTGAGCAATTCCATTCCTTACACTATCCTTTCCTTTTTTGCATGGGTATATTTTAAACCCTTTACGCCAAAGCTCATCAATCAATCTAGGCTCTGCATTGTCAGCAATTACCGTTTCACTAGGCTCAACAATATCTCTCATTAGGTCTGCAATCTGATCAGTACTCAATCCCTTATCATAAATAAACTCCTGTACAAATAGTTTATTATCTTTTTTAGCCACTTTGATTAGGGTTGTAGGATCATTGACATAACCAAAATCCATGCCCCAAATGAATGGCAGGCTCTCATCAAATTCTGATTCTATCCAATTCTCAAATATAACGCCCGTTGGTCTAGTTCTTTGCCCTGTACCGTAAACACTCCACCAATATTTGTTGCTCTTTTTGCTCTCAATATCTAGTATTTGATCCCTTGTAAGATGTGGATTGTCTTTGTATGTGGTTATTATAGGAGGGTTTTTATCTATGTAAGGGTTTAACCAATGCTCTGAGGGCATGGCTGGGTTGTAATCCATTATGATCTTGTGCCTTGTTCTGGGGAATAACTGATCAATAGTATCTTCTTTTAGTTGGTCTGCCTCATTAAGCCAGAGTATATCTCTAGCTCGACCATGTATTTTACCAGGATCATCAGCCCCATAATAGGATATAGTGTTCTTGTTTAGTATGTAAAACTTATCTGTTTTGTTGTGGTTGTTGGGATTGTACATATTGTGGTTAACTAAAACCTGTTTAAAATCCTTCCACACGGTCGATTTGAGAGATGTAAACGTATCTCTAACAATATCTATCTCTAATCCAGAATAATTATTACACAACCAGATAAAATAATAGATGGTGCTGAATGTTTTGCCACTCCTAGTGCCCCCCTGCAACAGTGTAAATCTGTTTTTAGGAATACTTTTCTTTAAGAATAAGTAATTAGGATTCGCCTTCACTTTTTATTGTTAACATAACAGGTTTCTCTAAAGGAGCAATGCTTGCAATAATACGACTTTATACGAAAAAACTTATGAAAAATAGACTTGAAAACATCTTCCTTTTTACCGTGTTTTCCACACAACTGAGGGTTTGGATAGCTTCCGTAACTACTCATCCCCTCCCTCGTCTAACCAATCTGGTAAATTCTTTTCTAATTCCACCTTAATATCCTTAGTCTCTTTTGGTTTCCCTAGAGTGTAAGATAAAAATAATGATGCAGATTTAACATCTCCACCTATAACAGCATCCTTGTATAGCTTGTTCATTAATTTCTGGAGCTTTTCATAATCAAAATCCTGCTCCATGTACTGTTCTAACAGCTTCTTATTAGGGTTTAACCGTTTATCTGTTGCTTTTGTTGCTTTGGTACTATGTCCTCCGTTGCTTTTTCTCTTATCTCCTGCCATTAATAGAAATTAATTATTAATTCAAATATACGTAATTTTTAATAGTTGGTTATTTACTTGCTTTTTTGTATTGCTCATCTAAAAATGATTCTATTATAAAATCACTATCCTCTATTTTGCTCAATGTTTGATGTTTTTGCCATTCATAAAAAACGGTTAGCAGTTTGTGTTCATTAGATCTTTTCCTTTCTTCATCCGTTAGGTTGTTGTTGATTAACCTATCCCACTCCTTTTTATCTAAACTCATCCTTTGATTGCTTTTATTCCAGTTTCTAAACTCAATTATTTACAACTTTTATCTTGTCCTCTTCTTTTTCTATGTTCTTCCAGAAGTAACCACATCCATCCTCCTCATCATAGTAGAAACTACCCCACGCCTGGAAAAATCCAGA